CTAACATCAGTTATCGGTATGATGGCTGAGAGTGGAGAGTTCGCAGAAGTAGTAAAGAAAAAAATATTCCAAGCAGACACACAGTTTACAGAAGATGAAATATTCCACATGAAAAGAGAACTAGGAGATGTTCTTTGGTATTGGGTGCAAGGCTGCACAGCTTTAGGATTTACACCACATGAAGTAATGGAAGAAAACATCAAAAAACTAGAGAAAAGATACCCAAATGGTTTTGAAGTAGTACGCTCAGAAGTAAGAGCAGAGGGAGATATCTAATGGCAAATCATGTATATTTTAATATAAGTATAGAAGGATTAACTGATGAAGAATTTAACTCATCAGTTAAAATGGTAAAAGGTACTAGAAATGATTATGATGGCAATCCTTATGATTATGAGGATTATGCTGAAATAGAAAATCAACCTTTTATGGGTAGTGTAGATAAGTCATTTGATAAAGATGGTTATTTACAAAACTCCTATGATTGGTATTGTAGAGAAGTTGGTGCTAAATGGTGCCACCTCGAAGAAGTACAAGACGGCTACATTAGCGGATACGCAGCATGGAGACAACCAGTAGAGTTAGTATCAAATATATTAGAATACTTTGCTAATAAGTATGATGATAATGTAAGTGCTACCATGACATATGAAGATGAGTTTAGAAACTTTATGGGTAAACAATACTTTGAGACAGAAAAATACGACGATTGGGAGTCTGTAGAAGGAGACATCTATGAAACCGATGGAGAAGAATTAATAGAGTCATTCAATGAAATGTACCCTAGTATTGATACCACAGTTGAAGACTTCGACTGGCATGGTGAGTATAAAGTAGAAGGCGAGTCCGTATACCCTAGCGAAATGCTAGACCAACTTGCTGATGAGTTTTGGGAAAGTTCATAAATGGGATTATTTAGTAAAGAAAAAAGCTTTAAAAAAGTTGATTACAAAGAGTATAAGTTCAATGAAGATGAAGTACTAGAAACGCTGAAATTGTATATAGATAATACATATGCACAGCATTATAGTACTGATAAAATACAAGCTACAGAGTTTATTATAGACTCTGGCCATGGTGAAGGATTTTGCATAGGTAATATTATTAAGTATGCAAAACGCTATGGGAAAAAGAAAGGCAAGAATGATTTAGACTTAATGAAAATAATGCATTATGCAATAATTTTATTAGGGAGTAAGCATGAGAACAGTTAGAAAAAGAAATCATGAAAAGCTAGACGAAAAGAATCTTGTTAGAGTACTGGAGTACTTGGAGCAAGATAAACCGATTACAAAAAAAGAAGCATGCTCTATGCTTAACATCAGTTATAATACTACTAGATTAAATAGTATTATCGAAGATTTTAAAGATACACTTAAATTCAGAGCAGTAAGAAAAGCACAAAACAGGGGTAGAAAGGCTACCGACTATGAAGTCAAACAAGCGATAGAAATGTATTTAGACGAGCAACCCGTATCTGGCATAGCTCAAGCTTTATATCGTTCTACAACATTTGTTCGTAATTTGTTAGACAGAGTTGGAGTGCCACAAAAAAGACCCACGACCCAACAGGGACTAGGTGCTAAAATAGGATACTTACCAGATGAATGTGTATCAGAAGAATTTTCGCCTGGTGAAAAAGTATGGTGTGCCAGATACGACCTTCCTGCTAGAATAATTAAAGGAAGTTTTGATAAAAGACATAACTGTAATGTATACCATGTATATGTTATAGAACTGACAAATTTTGATAGCCCATACTTTGGGAATATAAAAGAAGGGGGCTTTCACGCTCACTTCGCCTCTTATGATTTAGGTAGTTTAAGACACTTAAATAAGTATGATATAAATATCTAGGAGCATAAGGAGTGCAAAATGGAAATATGGACAGTAGTCATTTCTATGTGGCTAACAACATGGTTTATGGCTGTGAGTAGAACTTACAGTATAATTATGAGAATGATTAGTAACGAAGAGGGTGGCAAATTAATAAGGGATTATAAAAATACACACGCATTTATATATGCAGTATCAATGATTTTTATCGCCCCATTTATATGGCAAATATGCTTCTTCGAAGAGCCTAGAAGGAACTTCGTAGTATCATATGTAAATGCCATAATAAGGAATAAAAAATGAATGATAGATTGAGAGAAGCATTAGCGCTTAAATACAAGGGAATTATAGCCTCTGCTGAAGTTAACATCAGAGTATATTTAAATAACCCTGTAGGAATCGGTGAACATGCCGACATCGTTGGAGCAATAGACGAGCAGATTGAAATAGCTGTAAACGCTCAAGAGAAGTTGGACTATATTAAAAGCTTAAGTTATACTTAATAAAAAATAGTTCTTGACATCGCACTCAAAAATCTGTATAATATATATTAATGAGTGATAGATATTATAACCAAATGAGAGATTTAACAGGCTGGTGCCACGGCATGCCTGAAGCTCTCAAACATAAAAGGAGAAGAAGAATGGCTTGGACAGACGAATCAAAAGCTGAAGCTGTTGAACTTTATACCGACGCTGAACCAACCCCTGAGACATCTATGGAGATTGTCAAAGAGATTGCAGAGCAACTAGGAGAATCACCTAACGGAGTTAGAATGATACTTACTAAAGCTGGCGTTTATGTGAAAAAAGCTCCTGCTACTGGGACTGCAAAGTCTACTGGTGGTGGAAGCGCTAGAGTAAGCAAAGCTGACGCAGCTGAAGCACTAACAAGTGCTTTATCTGACGCAGGACAAGAAGTTGATGCAGATATTATCGACAAATTGACTGGTAAAGCTTCTGTTTATTTCACAGGTATAATCAACAACATAAACAACTAATACTAATCCATTACTAGGCAGAAAGAGTTTTCTTAATAGTAATGGAGTATTATAGTGAAAAAAGAAGAGTTCTTAAGAACTGTTTCAGATTGCGGCGATGCAATCATAACATATAGGTCGACAAACAGTAGAAAATTAAAGTATAATGTTTGTACCCTAGACTTCGATAACAAGTATATCCAAAGCAAGAAGAATCGTGCTAAGGAAACCAACGACTCAGTTTTGCTGTTTTGTTGGGATACTGATAGTTATCGCTTATTACAACCTAAGAATGTTACCAGTATACAACCTTTAAGTAGTATACTAAGGAACAAACGATGAAGTTGCATGAAGCCCCTGAGTTATATGAAAAAGTAATCTCTGAAAATGAAGAGGGGACGGAACAAGTCAAATTAACTATAAATACTTTTTACGATACAGAGTATCTGCATCTAAGAAAGTATTATCTCGACTTCGATGGTGACTTCAAGCCATCAAAGGACGGGATAGCAATGAAGCTAGACTTTAACAACTCTAAAGGGTTGTTTGAGGGACTAGTGGAAATATTATCACTAGCAGAGAGTAAGACTATTCTTGAGACGCACTTCAAGGATATTTTAGATGAAATTTACCTTTCCTAAATTTAGTTCTTGACTTTGTTTGTGATTTTTGATATAATATATAAATGGAAAATATAAAAGCAATACTACAGCAAGCCTCGGAAGATTACTATAATGGTAAACCAACGATGTCAGATGAACAGTTTGATAAGTTAGCTACGTATGCTCAGTATGACGAGGTCGGTTTCTCTAGTAGAGACAATAGAGTTCCTCATGCGTTTCAAATGTATTCATTACAAAAGATATTTTCCAATGAGCTTGATAAAAATCCGCTAGGTAATTATAAAGGAGACATTACTGTTTCCCCTAAATTAGACGGAGCGGCAGTATCATTGCTCTATGTTGAGGGACAACTACACAAAGCCCTTACTCGAGGAGATGGAAAGCGTGGTCTGGATATTACAGACAACATGAAGTCTCTTGTACCTAATTCATTAGGCGAGTTTAAGGGTGCACTGCTACAGATTACTGGAGAAGTAGTTGCTCCCAAGACTATCAAGAACGCTCGGAATTATGCTGCGGGCGCTCTCAACCTTAAAGATGTAAAAGAGTTTAACAGTAGAGATTTGCGCTTCATAGCTTATGGAGTACAGAAATCTTGGAATGAATGTTGGACTATTGATATGTCTTACCTGAACTCATTTGGATTTGATACAGTTCTGTCTAATGACTGGACTGCATATCCCGATGATGGCTTAGTATTTCGTATAGATAACTATAAGGACTTCGATTCTCTAGGATATACCTCTAAGCACCCGCGAGGTGCATATGCGCTCAAGCAGCGCAATGAAGGAGTTATAACTAAATTAGTTGATGTTATATGGAATGTGGGCAAGTCAGGAGTTGTAGCACCTGTAGCTATTCTTGAACCAATAGAAATAGATGGAGCAGTAGTCAGTAGAGCAACTCTACACAATACTCGCTATATTGAAGACCTAAATTTAGAAATAGGTTGTTTGGTTGAAGTAATCCGTAGTGGAGAAATTATACCTAGAATACTGTCGAGGGCAGACTAATGACTAAAGAAGTTATATTTAGCAAAGAAGAACAAAAGAATAGTAAAAGAATCTATAAAAGCGCCACACCTAAACAAGACCTATCATGGTATGTTAAATGGACAGCAAGTTCTTTTCTTATATGTGCTTTTGCCTTTAGGTCAACACAAGAATTTCCTTTTCTAGACTTATGCTTTTCCTTAGTAGGAGTGGCAGGTTGGCTATGGGTAGGGCTTCTGTGGAAAGATAGAGCTTTAATTATATTAAATGCCATAGCAGTATTTATTCTATTGACAGGACTTATTAAAGCCATATCTCCAATGCTCCTAGCGTGAGTAAGGGAATATATAACGAAACATACTTCGAGAATAACCCTGAAGAAAGGGATAGAGAAGGAGTGCTTTACGGAATAGTACTAGTAAACACAAAGACATTCGAGAGAGAGTGCATCAAAGTAGGAATAGCCAGTGGAAAAGATTGGCGGCATATTATAAAGCGTAGCAGGGGTTTCAGAGGATATGATATTCGTATTCAAAAGGTCTGGAGCAGCACACTTTATAATGTGTGGGCACACGAAGTGTACCTACATGAAATATATAAGGACGATAAACATGTTCCTATGTTTAAGTTTGGAGGTCACACTGAGTGTTTCAAAATTGATTCCCTCATTCTTCAGGACTTTCCAAAAAATAAATCTTGACATGAGACCCGAATTTTGTTATAATATATAAATAGAAATGAGAGATAAACAAATGAAACAAATCGTCCCGCCAACAAGTTGCCCATCATGTATGACCAACTTAGTTTGGGTTAAGGATCAACTGTTTTGTCATAACACTCAATGCAGTGGTAAGACTAGTAAAAGAATCGAACACCTTGCTTCTACTCTCAAAATCAAAGG